ATTTGATATGTGTGACTGTTGGAGTGCCAATCGGGTAAGAGCAAAGATTGCCAAATATCTACAAAAAGAAGGTAAATAATGGTCCCCAATATAGCTCACTTCATATGGATCACTGGTCCTAAATCCAGACAGTTTAGCTATATCAATATGCTGGCTGTCATGGCGGCGAAAGCCTATGGCAAGTTTGATAAGATTATGATGCACAACAATAGGCCGCCAGAGGGCAATCCCCACTGGGATCGTGTTGCCCATTTGTTTGAGCTGGTTCCCGCAGAGCCTCCAGCCTCGGTTGGGTCCATACCCCTAGAATATGTCCAATATCAGTCCGATGTACTCCGGCTCAATATTATGATCGAGCATGGTGGTTATTACCTTGATACAGACACGCTTGTGCTGCGTAACTTGTCTGTTTTCGGGGACCGTGGGTTGACGCTTTGCCGGGAAAGCCCGGACTCTATTGCTATGGCTCCGATCATAGCAAAGCCGGGATCTGAGTTTTTGAAGTTATGGAGAGATAAGATCCCTGAGTATATGGCATCAGGTAAGTGGGCCAGCCATGCGGTTAATTTGCCCCATGATCTAGCTGCACAGAATCCGCACCTATGTGTGGTGGAAAATCAGGAGCTATTCTTCCCTATGGATCTACGGGAGAATTATCTGCTTCTGGAGGCCGTCAAACGCCCGCAAGTCTTTAAGCGGATGTTTAATGCCTCTGCCATCCATGCCTATGAGACATATTTCAGGGGTCAGTTTGACCACATCAATGATGACCATATGCTCGAATTTAAGAGCATATTAGCCTTGTTGTTGAGTGATCTTGTTAGATACCCGCAACGATATAGCTGACAGCGAATGGGTTAGGCAACGGCCCAGAGCTTCCGCCACTGGCGGCAATAGTAATGCCCCCCGGACTATTGGTGATTGTTATATTTGACCCAGCGGTCAGGGTAGCTGGACTTAAGCCACCAGTAGTCGTATTGCCGATCAACAACTGCCCATTGGTGTAGGATGAAGCTCCAGTGCCGCCGTTTGCCACAGCAACAGGGGTCTGAAGCGAGATAACCGTGCCAGCTACGGTAATACCAGTGCCGCCCGTTACAGGCGAATTGTCGGCCAAATAAACGCTTACACCATCAGACCATATCAGGGTGTTGGCGTTCTTAACTGCCAAGACTGAGTATGGGCCAGCACCAGCCGATGACAGGGTGATATTATAGGCCCCTGTGGTTGTATTATCGACAATGTAGAAGCCGGAGATACCAGCAGGGAAGAACACGGTGACATTAGCTGAAAGGCTGCCTGTCAGGAGGATATGAATATTCTGGCAGTTGGATTGGGTTAATGTGACATTGCTGCTGGACAGGGACACCGTATATGTCCCGCCAAAAGCCTTATCAATGATGTCCCAGTCGGTATTGACGGGGGTATTCCAGTCATCGACATAGGTATTGAAGTTTGGCTTGATGATCGCCTTGTTGGTAGTGAGTGTATAGTCAACCATTTTGACCCTCAGAGGTTCCGATTGGCGATTTCCAAAGCCTTGGCTATGCTTTCATCATTGACCTGCAACAGAGGCTCGGTAGCCTTGCTGTTATCCTTTTTAGCCTTTTCTGCCGCCAGAACAAGCCTGTCTGCAATTGATGTAGAGCCAATGCGACCGCCAGAAGCGCGGCCAGCTCGCTGATCTTTCTTGGGTTCAACTGCGCGGACCTGCTCAACACCAATGCCCATTGCCAACAAACGCCGATGCAGGTTTGCGGCAACCTCAGGGGATGGCTTGCTCATCAATAGGCGCATGACCTCTGGATCAGCAGCGGCTTTTTGAAGCTGCTGTACTGTTACACCCTTAACGTCCCCAATAATAAGCCTGCTTAAGCTATCGCCAATTGTTTCTGATGTCGCTTTTCCAAGAGATGACCTAACAATTCCAGATAAACCAGCGCCGACACCAATTGGCGCACTTGTAAACAGATTTGTCAGTAGCTCAGCCATAGCAGCATCAGACAGAAACCCAAACTTATTACCAAGAACGACATCAATCATTTTGCCATTCTCGATAGCATTTAGCGTCTTGCTATAAGATGAAACGCCAGCTTTTGCTGGGGACATCATATCGGCTGTACGCTGAACAGCATTGATAAACTCAACTTCATTGGGATTTGTTAACGAACCCTTGAGGGTATTTCCATTTTGACGAAGAAAATCAGCAATTTTCTGCGGATCTCCTCTATTTGCCAGATCGTTAAACTTATTATTGACTTGTCTAATAATAGCAGATTGCTCAGATTCCCCGGCTTTTTGGGCAAGGTTTGTTAGCCTAGCCCGAAGACCCGGAACTTGATCGGCAACCGCAGCAATTTTTGGGTCAGCTAGATACTTCTGGACATCGCTTTGCTTAATGGCTTGTTTTCCAACGGTTAAGTCGCCCATAACCCAATCTGAAATATGTTTATCTATAGATGGGCCGAGGGCTTGCCTAACCTGTTGGACATTCCTGACAGAATTAGGACCCGAAAACATTTTATCAAAAAATGCTTCAGGAGCTATTTTTGGCGCACCAGATGCGTCAGTTGCAACCAGCTTTTCCATAAAGTCTGGACGGAATGTATCGTAATAATCTTTAGTAGCCTGTCTGGCATTATTCCATGCGGCTATTTTAGCCCCCGCTTTATCTCCAAATTGAATATTTTGCTGGTCATTAAGAATGTCTGAAATTTTTGTTGCCAGCTTTTGGTTGATCTGTCCAAGGGAAGATTCGCCAGAACGATATGCGCTTCTGCTTGCATCGCCAACCATAGACCTAAGATTCTGCAACTCCATCAATGGAATTGTAGATCCTTCTGCCTGAGCGAGCATATTTATACGGTCTATGATAGCTGGATTTATCCGCGAACTATCAACCATGCCAATATCGTCAAGATGCTGTTGTATGGCATCCATTGATTTGTTTTTATAAAGATTTGTTTGCTTGAGAAGTGGATTTTGCCAAGCAGTTTTTTGTGCTGCATCCTTTGCTTGCTCAAGGGCATCAAATGATGTTCTTGCAGCTATTGAGGCTGTATGCTGCGGGTTTGTCCCAGATAATCCAATAGCAGATGAAATATCTGTTACGGGAATATTTGACTCAACAATATTTTTTACTTGCACGGCAGATCGACCAAGGGCTGCATTTGATGCAACAATTTGTTGCCGAAGTGCAATTGCCTCTGGGCTATTTGGAGCCAGACCAACAAGACGTTGTTGAAGATTTTCAAGCTCACCGCTTTTAAGAAGCTGTGCTGGTGTAAGCTGAACACCAGATGGCACTGATGGTTTTTTTGCCGCCAGTGCAGCCTGTATTGCTGCTGGATCCTGAACGCTTTCTCTTAATGCTTGGCCAGCAAATTTTTGAGCTAATTCTTTTTGGACGGCAGGATCAGCAGCTGCCTTTCTGGCAATCGCAGCAGATGTTGCGCCTCCACCAAGAATAGTACCAAGCAATTCTGCTCCAATCTGATAACCTTCCGGCGTATCAAATTGCCTAGAAACTTCTTTTGCTGTCTGGCCACCTAAGCCACCAGCAAGACCTGTCGCCAGCTTTGCGCCAGCGCCACCGGGACCTAATAATGCAGACGGCAAGAACTCGCCTGTTCCTTGAGCAATGCGGCCCGGACCAGTTTTTGCTTCATATTGTGTTAACGGTGTGATTGATGGAAGATACTTTTCAGCGGCAGCTATAGTTTGTTGCGATGTTGGGGCTAAATCTAAAACATTAGGAATTATTTTTTGTTTTTCATATTCAGCTCGTGACTGAAGGGCCTTTTGCTCAATTTCTTCCTGCGGCTTACCTGTTATCTTTGATTCAATATAAGCAGGGGCTTTTAATGCAGCCAAGCTTGCAAGATCACGGATGTTTCCAACCATTCCGGGAAGACCAGCAACCCCTCTGGCCAATCCAGATGCAGCACCCATCCCGACATCTGATGTAGCACTAGGAAGAGGCATATCCTTTTCTGGACGTGCAAACATCTGCCCTTCAGGTAATGATTTCACCTGATCTGATGCTTTCTTTTGTTTATCGTCATCCTCTTTTTGACGACCAAAAAACATACCTTCTGGAAGGACATTATCAGCCACGGAGACCTCCGCCCATCAATATTCTAGTTGTACCTTTGCCGTACCTTCCGTCAATTATTTCGCCCAAGCTTTGGCCTTTCCCCCCATTCTCTTTTGTATCAGGAGAATATTTGCGGAGATTATCAATATAAGAAGGGTCAACCGAATTGGCGATAGCTCTAGCTACATACTTATCTGGAGGGTTGGCTTTATAGAAAGCATCTTCAGCGCCTTGCAGGTGACCAAACCTTGCCAGATAATCATTGTAATACTGCGCTTTGTCGCGTTGCATCTGCGATTCTTCTTTCAAGCCAGCGACAAGCCGCCTAAATCCTTCTGGTGTACTTTCCAGATTTGGATTTGCGCGTATTGCGCCAGTGATGATGTATCCCGGCTCACGGCTATTGATCGCAGATGATGTTGCGTAACCAAGGCGAACACTGCCCTTGCCTATTTTTTCCAATGCGGCAAGATCGCTTGGATTGAACATTGCTGGCGCACCAATTAAGCTGAGAATATCATTGGCCTTCTTTGCTAAAGCAAGCTTGTTCTCCCCATATGCACCGGGCTGCATTGTTGAGAGAGATTCAAATTCTCTTTGCATTTCATCAAGCTGCATTGCTTGTACATATGCGTTTTCAGCTTTTTTAGCTTGATTTCCAGCAATTTCTGCACCCTGCGAACGCATCGTTGCCATTTGCTCAGGCACGTTTGCAATTGAGTATTGGTTTTCAGGCATATAGTTAGCCGGAGCTTTTGTTGCTGCCTTCCAGCCAATAACTGAATCAACACCCTGAGGTTGAGGTTCAGCCTCAGGAGCAGCCTTCTGCTCAACTGGAGATATTTTTTTGGCAGGAGCCTGATCTGCTTTTTGCTCACCAATCTCTGGTCCCTTATCGCTGTCTTTGGCAATTGGTATCTGCTTGCCAAAAACAGGATCAATGCCGGGAAGCGGATTGCCCATAGCATCTGTAATCGCAACATATCCAGAGTATGGTTTGGTAAGATCAAGAACCTCCCAACCATAACCTTGCACAAATCTGCGTTGATAAAGAGCGGCATTTTTAATCTTAGCTTCTGCCTCTGCGCCTTTAACCTCTTCGCGCTTCTTCTCTTGCTCGATAGCTGTTGTTTCGGTAGGTTGGAAAGCTTGTGCACCAGCCAATACGCCAGCAGACAAAGCTGTGCCAAAGTTGCGTGTAGGCGTTGAACCCATTGTGCCAAGGCCGACAAGAGCAGGGATAATGAATTGGCGGCTTGTCAGGAAGTCAGGCCAACTTTGCTCTTTACCCTTAACATCAACGGGAGGACGGATACCAGCAGTGTAGCCTCGATCTTCGCCAACAGGTGTATCCACCATAGCCTTACCGAGTCCTTCTTTGCGAAGGGCATCAGCAATGGGTGTTTTATCAGCGGCATATGCAGATGCGCCGGGGACTAAGCCCATATTCCTTGCTGTTGTCCAAGCACCATAGCCCTTTTGAGCGACATGTTGGCCCATATAGTCAAGCATATCTTGAGCATTTTTAGCATCTGACAAATAAGCAATCTTATCTGCCACTGAACCGCTCTTGGCTAACTCAGGCTGTCTAGCTGCAAGATAAGCATCCCCCAGTCCGGGATTTGGATATTTTCTTGATGCTCCAGCAATATGGAATTGTCCAAGACCAGCAGAAGAGCCTTCATCTCCGACCGCAGCCGGATTGAAAGAACTTTCAGCTTGAACAACCCTGCTGAAATCTTTTGGATTTAGACCGTATTTATTTGCAACATCAGCAGCCATTGCTTGATAATCAGGCTGAACATCCTCACCATCTGCATGGCCCTGACGCTCAGGGACAAGGCCGCCAGAGTAATGGCCAGCGCGACCACCATTCTTAAGCAAAAATAGAGCAGCCAAAGGCCCAAGGTCAGCAAACAGGCTACCAGCACCAGATGCAAGCGCACCCAGCCCACCAGCGGCTTCTGTAGCACCCAGTGCAGCTTCAGCGGTCGGGGCAGCAGCACCCAAGCCAGCGGCAGCGGCTTCTGTGGCGGCTGTTCCTGTTCCGGCAGCAGCAGCACCAGACCCGCCAATCCCGGTAAGGCTTGAAAGCCCACCCTTGATTGCACCCATTGTCTCAGGAGCATATTTGCTCGCAAGTTTATAAGCAGAATTAGCACCCAAGCCAGCCTTAAGAGCTGTGCCGAGGCCGCTTGATTGAGAAGATGCGCGTTGAGCCGCAGCCTTCATCTCTGCGTCATTGGTCGGCAGCTTTTGAGGTGCTTGTTGCTCATAAACATCCTCAGGGATGTAACTTTGAGTGCCGCCATAAGGAAGGCTGGAACCCAAGGCATAGCCCATACGGCCACCACGGTTAGCAAATGTGGTATCCATATCGTCTGGAATATCGTCTCTTGATGCAACAACATCCTTGCCAACACCCAAGCCGCCTTCATTGCTGGAAACGGTAGTTTTTGCTGCCGGAGTCGTCGAAGATGAACTTGTTGCAGGTGTTGCTCCGCTGGAAGAAGTATTCTTTGACGGAGAAACTTTATTTGAAGCCCAATCGTATACTTTGCGGGTTAATGAACTAGGGTCAGCAAGTTTATTTGCACCTTCAGCAAAAGCAACCATGCGTTGCGCATGTTCAAACGGCGTTACAACCGGAGCAAGCTTGGCATCAGCAGTCACCAACCTTGGAACGTGCAACGGCTGAAGATTGATGCGGGACTTAATTGCGGGGCCGTAGGGGGATTCCTGACCCGGCAAACCAGTCTGGTCATTAGCTGCATATGGGCCAACATACTTGCCCATTTGCGACTGCATTGCAGACAAATCATTAGGATCAACAATGCTGCCATAAGCATAACCAGCTCTGCCGCCACGATTAAACTTGGGCGAAGGAGCCGCTGCTGCTGATGTATCCGCAGAGGGTGCGCTGGGAGAGGCTTGCTGTGTCTGCTGTTGCGGCATCAGGCCGCCGTAACCACCACCATAGCCACCGAGGTTTCCATAGCCGCCAAGAGCTTGATAACCACCCATGCCGCCCAAGGTTGAGAAGCCTTGGTTTGCGCCGCCATAAGGATCGTATCCGCCAAAACTTCCTAAGCCACCATAGCCGCCGTAACCGCCGCCATAGCCGCCAAAACCGCCCATGGATTGACCGTAACCGCCCAAGCCTCCATAGCCACCAATGTTACCGTAGCTATTAGCACCATAATTGCCATACCCACCCCCACTAATAAATGGAGCATAGCTGGCATATGAGCCAAAAGGATCAAAACCACCCATGCCGCCATAATTTTGGTATGCGTTGTTGTAACCGCCATACCCGCCATAATTGTTATATTGATTGCCGCCAGCTCTATTTTGGTATTCGTTAGACTTCAAGAAATTATAATAAATATCTTGAAGTGAATTCCCTCTGGCTAAATCACCTTGCCAATATTGAAGGCCCTGCTGGTCAGCGGGGCTACCAAGAAGACCTTGGTACATGCTCTGAATTGGTGATGTCAGATCAAATGAAGATGCGGTTGTCCACGAAGGCGCAACATACGCGCCATAGCGGTTCTGCATAGGAGCTTGATACGGATTAAACTTTGACGGATCGTAAACAAGATCGTTAGCTGTAGCCGCAGTTGTTGTTTGTGTTACAGGTGTTGTGGTTGTTGTTTTATTTGGGGTTGTGGTTGCGGTTGTGGTTGTTTTACCAGTATTTCCAGTTGTATCCGTCTTAATTACACCTTCATCCTTTTTAACAACTGTTCCGTCATCTTTTTTAACAACACCGGGGGTAACACCCTGAAGCTGGTCATACCCAACGCCCTCTTGGCTTCCGGCAATATCATGCTTAATTTGATCTAAAGATGTGCCTTCAGCCAGCTTCTTCTGCCAATACCAAGATTCCGCAAGGTTACCGGGAGAGCGGCCAAGCTCGTCACGATAGATTTGGGCAATCTGATCGGCATTTGCTTGCGCTTGCTGACCGCCAATAGTTGATGGCAAATAAGAACTAGTGTAATAAGTCGGCATTTCATTTATATCGCCGGGGGCAGATTCACCATCGCCTAGATTTCTATAATATCCGCCTTCAGGATTTTGGCTGTAACCAAGTGTTGAAGCCAAATCCGCATAGGGATCGCCACCGTCAGCATAGCCGCTGCGTGGCAATAGGCCGCCAGTGGAATACTCACCAGATTCATAGACCGAACCGCCCATTGAGCTGGGATCTAAGCCGCCACCATAAGCACGCTTGGCACGGACTGCATCATCTGTTGCTTTCTTGTAGTCAACAGTCTTGAAGCCACCAGACAGCCCAACCGCATCAGGATTTTTCTTTTCAACATCCTGAGCCATAAGGCCAATTTGTGTTTTGTCGTCGCCCTTATACTTATAGCGATAGATCGGCAGACCATCATTGGTCTTGCCAACCTGCTGAACGTCATCCTTCATGCGCTTGTCAGAAAAGATGCCGCTGCTGGATTGATTGGTTGTGGTTGTCGAACCAGACAATGCACCAGTACCCATAGCCAAGTTCCCAAGGAACTGGGCCTGCTGGTAGGGGAAGCCCTGCTGCTGCTGGAATTGATTGTACATAGCCGTTTTGGCTGCCTGATCTGTCTGCTGTTGAGCCTGACCAGCGGCCATTTGAGCCTGTGCAGCCTGAAGCTGGGCGGCTTGGTTCTGTAGACCAAGGTTAGCATATGCCTGACCCTGACCAAGGTTTTGGCCATACAATGCCTGACCAAGACCCAATTGTTGCTGAGCTGCCGCAAGGTTCTGACCAAACTGCTGCTGACCCAATGCAGCCGCTTGCTGTGCGCCAAATTGCTGAGCCTGACGGTTTGCCTGAGCAGCCGCCAGAGCTTGTGCCTGTTGTTGCTGAGCGACTTGCTGGGCGTTCATGTAGTTTTGTTGATACAGCGGAGCAATAGCTTGAGCTTGAGCAAGACTTTGCTGGCCAAGCAGGTTTGCGCGGGAGATACCCGCACGATCACCACCATAAGCACCAGATTTAATCTGCTCAGAACGCTGCTGGGCAAGCTGTTGGGCTTGCTGCTGGTTCATGGCTCGCTGAGTCGCCTGAACAACTGATTCGGTATAGGGGTTCATGTATTGCTGGGTAGCAAGCTGACCCGGCATGACATTCTGAGTGCCAGCACCAAGATAGCCGCCAGCAAGGCCAGCATATCCACGACCAGCGCCAAGACCAGCCGGAACCAATCCGGCGGCCTGTTGCATGAGAGGCTGGGCCTGACGGATGCCGCTGCCGATCATCATCTGACCAGCTTGGACATCAGGCGAAGCACTGCCCTGAAGGGCGTTGATGTTTTGAAGAGAGGCTTGTTGTGTGGGGGTCAGACCCGCAACAAAGGCATTTGGGTCCTGAGAATAAGGAACATAAGGCTTTGCAGCAACGCCTTTGGCGCGTTCAAAGACATCCTTATAATTCTGTAGTACCTCAGGGGGGATGTTTACCGATGATACGGATGAAGTACCGCCACCACACATATCAAATCCCTTTCAGAATTTCAGGGTTTGCGTTGTACAGAAAGACAGCCCCCGTTGGCTTTCCAAACTGACGCTCATACATTCTAACCTTTGCCTCAGTCCTTACATTTGACATTACCCCGATTAGGAGAGGTAGTCCAAGGTCTTCGGCAGCCTTCTTTGAGAACGCACATAACAGCTTTGCCCGACTGGGCTTGGCGTTCCTAAATTCAGGCAATATGAAAATCACCCTTTCTTCAAGAACGTCTTGATTTGAATACCACATTTTCCCAATTCGAAGAAGCACCCCACCCTCTGGTTTGCCATCCGATTTGCAAATAATTCCAATTAAACCGCCATCCTGATTTAAAGCTGGCCAAATATCCCCCAAAAGACGCTCTGGATCTGGTTCTACCAGACCAATTTCATCAATTGCCTGAACCGCAGCTTTCATAACATCATCCAAATCGGCAGGAGTGCCAATTCTAATTGTTAATCCGTGGTTTTCATCGTTCATTTTTCCATCATCATCATAGTTCATTTTGTCCCCCTTATTTGACAATTAATTCTTTTTGGGCGGCGGCAATTTCCTAAGTGTTTTTACCGTTTTAGCCCGCATTTTGACGACAAAATCATCAAGGCCCTTATGGCCCGCATCCATGTCCCCATTACCCAAAAAAGCAACGTCATCGGGATGGATAACATACTCGCCGCCAGCAGCAACAATTGGCACGGGAGGCACGTCTGCTTGGCCGCCACGGGCTTTAAATGCTCCTGCGAACGGTAAACCTTTGGCTCCATACGGCATCCCCTTTGCCCCATAGGGCATACCCCTCATAGGCATTTGAGGTCGGCTAAAGATGTTTTTGGCTACACGAAACCCAGCCTCAGTATTTCCTTCGCCCATAGCTGAAATAATATCGGCGGGGATAACATACGAACCAGAGGGAACATGCATGGGTAAATGGTCTGTTCGGCCAGCCACAAGGCTGCGAATCGGTCCAGTGTGCATTTTGTTGGTTGTTACCTTAGGCGGCGGAGCTTTAATGCTACCTCCCTTGGCATGAGCAGAGCGTCTTGCTGTGCTGAGTGCAGCAGCAATTGCCTGCTTTTGCGGATAGCCAGACTTAACCATTTCGCTGATATTGGAGCTAATGGTTTTCTTTGATTTACCCTTCTTGAGCGGCATGATTACCCCACAGAATAAGTGACGTTGATTGATTGCCCTGTGCCGGGCGAAATCACCAACCCTGAAGTGAATACTTGGCCGCACTGAACAACACCAAGAGTACTTGGGACAGTTACAAGCTGGCTTGATGCTGGCGGTGTTGTTGTAGAGTTATAATTGTAGATCGCTCCATCAGCAGATCCAGCGACTACAACTGAAAAATTTACCAGATACCCTTTACCTAACACCACAAGAGTATCAGACGTGACCGTTTGAGATGTCACAAAGCCTTCAGCTCTAGCCAATGTTGTTGCAATAAGATTAAGAGCAACAACGCCGTTTTTCTGTGTGGTTAAGATGTCTGTTAAGCTGGACATCAGAATTTCCCGTCTTGCTGTGTTCGATAGCGCATATTTCCAATGCGCCAGAAGGTTCCAATGTCATTGCTATCCATCTTTATGGATACAAGGCGGCCACGGAAGCGCGGCGTAATAAATGTCGTGTTCTGTGTCAGTGTATATGGGCCATAAGCAATAGGTGTTTGGCCGGGGTAATCTGTGACATAGAAAGTCAAATTCACATTTGCGTTCTGTATGCCGTCATAATATCCCCATTTCATATCTGGCCAGACTTGATCTATGAACATCTTCAACTCGGCTTCAGATATGACAAAATAGCCAGTCTGAAATGATGCGTTGATAGCAACAGGATTGCCATCAGCATTTACGGCATCTTTTGATGTCTCATGTTGAACAATGTAATCAAGCGAGCTTCCCGGCAATTTGCCAGCACCTATTGGCGGCCCAAGAACAGATTCATTGATCCATGCTGTTCTGCCAAGCGTGCCATAGTCCCATTGATTGAGATAGACATTGTACTTGATGTAATGGCTTGGCTCGCCACCATTGCCCTTTGTTGGAAAGAACCAAGAAATCTCACCAAAGCGAGAATTTGGTGCAACGCGGATCTTGTCCAAATTTGCAGTATCTAAGTCTTGGAAAACGACATCCCATATCGGGCATGGCACTGGCTCAACACCGCCGCCTGACAATTTGTAAAACTGGCTTTGGCCCATCCAGAATACATTGCCGCCAAGAGATGTTGCTGCCTTTCTTCCAATTAAGCCGCAACCTGTGCCGATTTCACTGAATCCATAGACATCAGGGAACCCAATATATTGCATGGCCCATAAACCAAGATCAGTCCACACAAGGGTTTGTTGCGGACCTTGTATGCACTCAACAATCCGTGATCCTTTGGGTATGCGATATGAACCAGCTTGATTTGTTACAGTGCCAAACCAAACATCATAATTGTTGACATCGCTCCAGCGGATCAACAACGGGTCTGGTATGCCTGTAAATGTACTGCCCCATGCAATGATTTGGCGCTGAGGCATCGCAACAACAATGCCCTGATTTGCAATTGGAGCATTTGGAATTAGCGTAAGTACACTATTGCCCGCTGTTGGTGACCATTGAAAAATACCTCCTCCAAGAGGGCAAGCAATCAGTATTTCGCCCCAATTATCAAGGGTCCAATCTGATGCTGTGATTGTGTTGATTGTAGGCGATACGCCAGTTCCAGAACCATATCCGCCTGTGCCGTATCCACCAACTCCATATCCGCTGCCAGCAGGAACAGGGCCAACGCCAGCATAGAATACATATTGAGCATTGCCGCTATTCATAGATACGGTGGCAGTAGATGTAGCTAGATAGTTTGTAGCAAAGGTAAATGTGCTGCTGGATGGAACCGTTTGAACAATATAGTTGCCATACAAAGGTATGCCGCCAACATTTGTTGTAACAAGAACAGGAAATGTATCACCAACTTGATACCCGTGGTCAGCAAGTGTTGCTGTAATAAATGGGGAATCTAAAACTGAGTCAAAAACAGTTACAGCGCCACCGTTTGTAACGGTTGCTGTCGCATTAACCGGATTGCCAAGAATGTCATATATTTTAATTTGGAATGTATTAGCGCCAACTTGATAGCACTGATAAATCCCAAATAGGATAAGGCCGCCAACGCTGATTTGTGTTGTTATATACACAAAATCATAGTCAGTAATATTTGATCCGGTGTCGGTGATTGTAACAATATTACTTCCCGATGTTGTATCTATGCTGACAGCAACATCATCTGTTCTTTTTCTTGGAGTTATAAGTTTGCGATTTCTTGGTTCTGTTGCGCCAGTTATGACTGAAAGTGAACTTTCTGCACCCGCAGCAAGATAAGCATTTGAATTGGTATCTTCCCATGCCCATAGGCAACGGACGATAGATTCAATACCGTTTTGATAGTATCGCGTCCATCCACCAATCTTTTGAACAAGCCCAAGGCCCTGACGATCTGGAACAAACCGAATAAGGTTTGACGATGAAATAGCCGCCTCGTTGAGGGCGGGTGTTCGATTGACATCGACGCCGGGGATAAGTTTGAGGCTTGCATGGGGCATATGTTAACCCCTCGAAGGTGTAGCAACTGGTGATGGAGATTGAGACGTCCAACCAGAAGATTCAAACTTCTTACGGGCCTCTTCAACCGCAGCACCCTTCAGCAGTGTTTGGTATTGCGTCTCATAGCTCTGTGCCATCTGAGGATCATCAGATTGACGGCCAAAGTTTCTCTGGTAGGCAGACACATAAATCATGCTTGCCATAATGAACACATCAGGCAGATACAGACTGATAAATGTGGTTGTGTTTGTGGCTGAAAGGCTGTCGGGGCGATATGTGCCAACCATCTCAACATAATATGTTTGATCTGCAAACGGGCCGACCAAAAACACATTATCATCAAACGGAGTAAAATACTGAGGCAATCCAGTGTAGCTGGATGAGCCGTAGACTGCATCCAAAAACTCTTTTGTTGTTGGAAGAAGCGGATTGCGGGTTCCTGCATTAGGGTTTGGTTGTCCCGGAGGTGTAATTAGATTGATCTGCTCCAAGACAACAAAAGTTCCCTGCGGAACTGTAATTGATCGACTGCCGCCAGAGATTGTATAGCCCGTCACAGACGTGGACGTGAACATGAAGTCCAGATCACGATACATACGGTTTTCAGCGTATGTAATCATCTGCGGAAGAATGGTTTGATAAGCAGGGTCATTAACATCAACAACCGCCATTGTGGCAATTTGGTCGATGTAACTATTCGTCCCGGCTACTGTCCCGCTATAAGATAAGCCCGTGGTCATAGTACGGCTCCTTTAAGTGCTTATTATAGCACTTATTTCTGCCCTTCGCACCACCCATCACGGCGGGCATTATTAACTTTAATTTCTGTAATTGTCTGGTCTGTATCTTTTTTAGACCAAGAAATATCTTTCCAGACATTACAAACAGAGCCATTAGTCGCGGGCGTTGCTGTCAGACTGGCGCAATTTGTCAGGGGAAGTGTTAACAGCATCACCAGCAGTAAGCGCATTTTGAGTTCTCCTAAGAACGTCAGCCCGTGCTGCTGCTTCCATTTCTGCAAAAGCATCAGCTCTGATTTTCCAATAAATACCAGACGCCGCCACAAGGACAATAGCCCCTATGGCGACATACCGACCTATTGGGGAAAAGAGAAATCCAATCATACGCCATGCTCCTCAAGGTGCTTTTTGCGCCAATACCAAATAGCTGCCCCCAATCCAATAACAGCCACCATGATGAGGAAGTTTGTGTCCTTCAGCATACCCATAACGGTCGCAAACAGGTCATTGGCTTCCTGAACCTGAGTCACGACTTCCTTAGCCGCCCCGACAGAGCCTAATGCACCAATAGCAATGGCGCTATTGGCTTGCTTGGATTCCGTGATTGCCTTGACTGGTACGGGATCTGGATCGGCTCGCTGCTCTTCCTCAACAACAGGCTTATTGTTCAAGTCACGCCACCACTCAGATTCTGCACGGCGGCGACGAACCAGACCGGGAAGCTCTTTACCGCCGCCTTTGGTCCACTTCATCAACTCTGTTGGGACGGCATCAAAGTCCCCAGCATTGACTTTTTTAAGCAAGGTTGATGTCTTGAGATTTCCAACACCTGCGTTGTAAGCAAAATCTACAAGCACATCAAACTGATGCTGGGTCAGGGGGACTTTGACCAGATCAACCACAGGCTTCTCATATTTAGCCAGATCGCGCTTAAGGATTGCTTCAGCCTCTTCCTGTGTGATTGTCATGCCCTCTGTGACGACTGGCTCACCAGCGGCAGAGGTATGGCCATAGCCAATGGTCCAAATTCCAGCGGGGCATTTGTATGCCTTCAGCTTGCAGCCCTCAAACTTTTTAAGAAGGGCATCAAGCCCAGCTTGGCTCATATTCATGGCTATTTACCTTTCTCTAAATGGGACACGCGCTTGTCCAACTCATCAATCATTTTCTGCATATCAAAGCGGATCTGCATTCGCGCTTGAGCAGCATCCGCAGCCATTTCAAGACGGCTTTTGTCTATGGCGGCCATCGACTTCTCCCGATCAAGGGTCATGACGGCACGAGCTAAAGCGGCATCACGCTCCACTTTATCAATCTTGTCGTTAAGGGCTTCCCTGATCTGGGCCATGTCTATAGTGGTCCCTTGCGGCGGGATCGCTTTGTTGTCGGCGTTTACAACAACCGCAACCTTAGACTTTAGTTGTATGATTTCATTGTTTGCTGACGATAGAGAACCCATAAGATAAACAACGCAAGAAAACAGAATCGGCACAGCGGCAAAGACAATTTTCTCGACCAATGCGCTTTTGCTGGCGCTTGCCGCCATATCAAGGGCTATTTTTTCTTGCTTCTCTTCGGTAGTCGTCATTTTATCTGTCCGACTTGGCTTCAAGGCGGTCAAATATCTTGCCTAAAATGCTTTTGATTTCATCAATATCGTGGCGATAATCATCCTTGGTGACGTATGTAATGGGGAACTTTCTGACATCATCATCAAGCCGCTGAATGGCTTTTGTGATGCTGTTTAGTACCCAGCCGCCAAAGAAAGCCGCTATTCCAACAACGCCATTGAAGATGAACTGGGGGTCCATTGATCCGCCTCATTATTGCCAGTCTCAAGCTCCCCCATCACAAGCTTGAGATTTTCCTGCAATCTTGGATCATCTGGCGACTTCTCAACCGCCAAACGAGCCTGTTCTATTGATATATCAAAGAGCTTTAAATTCCAAGCTGCTATGGACAATAAATCATGCGGCCAGTGGCCCCAGACAGATGGATCGCAGGTATAAACCAAAGCCCTATCCGTGATCTGCAAGGCCCTCATGGACATGGCAAAACACTCCGGCCAGCGGCGTTGGTAATAGTACAGCATAGCCAGCTCACACCATGGCTCACGGGTATTGGGAGCCTCGCCAGCAGCCTGTAAATACCACTTTTCGGCCTCATGCCACTCGCCCTTCTCTGTGTAGCACTTGCCCATGACGCGCATGGCATAGCACCGCTCGTTCTGGTTGCTGGCAGCACCCATGTTCAAATACTTCTTCAGGGCGGCAATAGATTCATCCCAACGGCCATAGAAACTGAGTTCACGGGCGTAATAAAAAAAATGGCTTGGGTCTCGGTCGTCTTCACGCACCGCTACTTCAAGCATATCCATGTACTGACCACGGGACTTTGTTGGGTCAGGATGATGGCTGACCAAAAGGCGAGGCAGCCAGACCTTTGACTCTGTAATGCGAGTGTCGATTCGCAAATCCTCATGGCACGGGTGAAACCAGTGATAACCATGGCGGCTGTGGATCTTGTGATAGGGGAACTTAATATCATTGCCCCAGTCAAAGTAATACCAAAGGTTTGTCGTCTCTCCTTTAACCCAAACTTCTTCGATGGCTTCTCGCCATCCGGGTTCTAAGACTTCATCCAGATCAAGGCTGATACAAACATCAATATCAGCAGGAATAAGAGCAAGAGCGGCATTGCGAGCAAGATCAAAGCGCCAAGGCTTAATATGTATCTCAGGTACAGTTGCACCGCACTTACGGGCAACCTCAATTGTATTGTCCGTGCTTCCTGTGTCGGCAATAAGGATGAGGTCTGCATCTTTGGCTGACTCACAGAACCTCTCAACGAACTGCTCCTCATTCTTGCTAATAGCGTACACACATATCTTTAACGACATATCCCCTCCTATGTCGGATTGATAACTGCTGTTGAAGTCTCCCTGTCAATAACAAGAACCCCCTCACAAGCTAAATTCCACTCCCCATGAGCAAACTCATTATGGCAAGGCACATTCACTTTGAAATTCTTGAAGAGATACTCTTTACCCTCTTCAAAGACACGCCACTTATGGTCCACTGTACCACGCAACGGCTCGCCAGCCGACTTGTTGTATCTGATGTGGTATTTCATCAGATCACCTCTGCCGGAGGCATAGGCGCATTGGCCACAACGCCAAGATTGAAGTGAATGAATGTCATTGGCTCGTCAGACGCATTTCTGGTGAAAGCGTGAGGCAGCCAAGCGTTTGTGAAGATCATTGTGCCTTCTTCAGGAGCCACATTGATTTGATTACTGGCACTGCTGATATTGGCGGGATTGGCCTCTGGAAGGCTGGTCTGGACCTTTCCGGGGCGAGGATCAAAGAATGTCGCAACTGAGCAGTTCTTTGGCGTCCTGATAAAATAGAAGCCAATTATTTGCGAGCCATAGGGATGAACATGCTGGTCCATGCCTGAATATTTGAAGTGATGCTGGCCCCACATTTCTGTGAATGTTGTGCTGAACATCGGCATATTGTAGCCCTGACTGCCCAGAATGTTCCAAGCAGTGCTGCCAATGTATCCGCAAAAATCCTCAAGCCGTGGGTCTTCAAAGAAACTGTCGGTCATGTAAACGGGATACGCCTCATGAGTGCATCCCTGCTCACTCTTGCGCTTCTCGATGTATTCATCAACGATTGGACGGACTGTGTTTAGAAACTCAGGCTTCTTAACCACATAAATAGTCGATGGAAAACAGTGTATTGGCTCTAGTTCGTCAGACATAACCTTCCCCTCAAGGTCGCTGAAGTTCAGCCTGTAATTTCTCCATGTTGGCAATTTCTTCAGGTGTTAGGTCGCGCACGATCCAAGAAAACACCCATTTCCCATCACGCACAAACGGTTCAGGCGAACGATATACGGTTTGTGTTTTGCCATCATATGTCGGATCAGGATCAATCTCAACATACTGAATCCTGTATCCATGCACATTATACGCATCTGTTGTGGGGAAGATTTCCACAAAGTCAGAATATGGCGTATAGCCAAGGCCGGGATTGTCCCGCATCAGCTCTTCAGCGCCATAGGGATATTCCACAAATTTATTATCGGTGGTGGTTTTGACGTATCCAGTCACGATTTATCCTCCAAGAACACAGGCGATTGCCTCGTCAAAAGATCAAGACGCTCGCCCTTGCCAGCCAATTGGGTAAAGACCTGCTTGATATGCGGCACAATCTTTGTCTCAAAATCGGGGTGGCAGCGCATTGTATTGAGGTGATCGTGCGGGATGTTACCCTGAGACAGGATGAAGTTCTCAACACGCCCCTGCAATTCACCGAGCCACTCATCGCGCTGCATGGCCTCATTAGCCTCCAGCATTGGCAGGTGACCGTATTTGCGCTGCGGCTCAAGCTCGTTCATCAGGTCAGTGATGCACTTCAGCTCCATTATGGCGGCCTCATGATTATTGCGCCATGTATCTTCGGCTGACTTGCACTCGATGATATTGGCTTCAGCCACCATCTTTTCCCAAGGCTTCTTGTCTGGATCAGCAATAACCGCCTCATTCTCCATGATCTTGGCGTCTCGCTTGATCTTCTGAGCCTTGGAATGTTCAACCTTTACTTCCATGTCGATCTTCTGACCATACAGCAATGCCCACGCGCCGTCTGGCGTGTAGCAAGAGCCAGCCATGAAATAGCGAAGCTGAAAGTCTGAATTGTTTCTGTGGGGTTTGCTGTTCATTTAGACATTTACCCCCGTTGTGCCGTTTGATGCGGCGGAACCGCCGGAAGATGCTGCGCTTGCTGCTGTCGCAGAAACGCTTGTGCATCCAGAATATGTGTACTTATTTCTGGTTGTTGATTTTGTCCCACAAACAGCCCCAAGGGAGAATATACCTATAGTTGAATTTCCGGCAGCCGATCCTGCTTGAGATGCCGCGCTGGCTGCTGTTGCTGAGGCGCTAACGCATCCAGAATATGTGTATTTGTTCCGAGTTGTTGAATTGCACCCAAGTGCAAAAATACCCGCTGTGCTGTTACCAGCGGCTGATCCTTGAGAAGACGTTGCCGATGAAGCTGTAGCTGTGGCGTTTGCATCTGTTGAATATGTGTATTTGTTGCGAGTCGTTGAAGGTATACAGCAACAACAAATAATTTGCCCAAGGGCGAATATACCAACGGTACTATTCCCTGCTGCCGATCCGCGCCAAGAAGCAATACTTGCTGCTGTTGTAGTGGCGTTTGTATCGCCTGAATAGGTGTATTTGTTGCGTGTTGTTGATGGTGACCCAGAAATAATACCAAGAGCAAATATACCTACGGTACTATTCCCTGCCGCAGAGCCACTAAAAGATGCTGAACTTGCCGCAGTAGCTGACGCACTAACACAGCCTGAATATGTGTATTTGTTCCGAGTTGTTGACGCCCCCGGAGTGGCTCCAAGAGCAAAAATACCAATTGTTGATGTACCTACTGCTGCACCACGAGAAGACGCCGCGCTTGCTGCTGTCGCAGAGGTGCTTGTGCATCCAGAATATGTATACTTATTTCTGGTTGTTACTCCACATGGGGCCGCAACAGTTGCCCCAAGAGCAAATATAGCAAAAGTCCCTGTAGCGACATTCCCCGCAACAGGCCACACCCCAGCCTTTTGCCAAGATAACATCTGGTCGATTGTCCATATGCCGGGTGCTGTGCCGCATTGATATGGCCCAGTTGGCGTTGCTGGATTTTTGGTGATTATGCCACCTTGATAGCGTCCAGACATGAACTAACCTCAAGAAATCACTTCATATGAGATGCTAAATGTCAGCTTGCTGGCTGTGCCGCTGGTCACTGTGATTGATGTGCCTTCCATCAGATAGATGGCAGTTGTCTTATCAACAACGATCAGTGAGGCATTGGCAGGAACCGATACCGTAGACACAATCGGATAAGCTGTGCCGCTAGAAGGAGCCGAGCCTTGAGCAACTGCACCATTCGTGTAGAGCGACACAGTAGCGTTGACCGCATTTGTCCCATCGACATTAGATGCAACAATCTGATTGATCTTCAGAACCGTTCCGCTTGATGCAGCATTGGGAACCAACACAACCGCAGATGTGCCTGACGGTGTGTAGTATGTAGTTGTGCCGAGTATTGACGTTACGGCAGCAATATTCGGGTTTGCCATCGGTATTCTCCTTATAATCCATACAGCAAGACGAATTTAATCGCCGTTGCATTTGACACACTACCCGTTGCACCTGTCGGTCCTGTCGGGCCTGTTGGTCCTGCTACAGTTGATGCTGCACCAGTTGCGCCTGTAGGTCCAGTGGGTCCTGTAGGTCCAGTTGAACCAGCCGCTCCCGCTGTGCCTGTCGGCCCCGTAGGTCCGGTGGGTCCATTGGTTCCTGCTGTTCCCTGCGGACCAGTAGGTCCTGTGGGACCCGTAGGGCCTGTTGCACCAGTAGACCCAGCAGTGCCTTGGGGACCTGTCGGACCTGTGGGACCTGTGGGTCCA